CGGTAATTATAATAACCTTACAAACAAACCAACAATTCCAGATTTTGGAAATATTGGCGAAAGTTTAGTACCAGACACTAATGTTGCATATGATCTAGGTACATCATCAAATCGTTTTAGAGATTTATATTTAAGTGGTAATACCATTGAACTTGGAAGTGCTACTTTAAGTGCTATTGGTTCTAGTGTAACATTACCAACTGGATCTACTTTACCAGGAGTTGCTGAATTTGAATACAAACCAGCTTCTGTTCAAAAGATTGTAGCCGAAGATCCATTTAACGATTATGTTGTTGGTACTGGTGGTTCTCAGCCAGCACCCGATGGTGGTATTGTTATTGATCAATTAACATTAATTTTAGCCCAGCAAGAAGGAGCATCTGCTACCACTTTTGCTGATTTTACACCAAGTGTATATACTGCAACGATTGCTGATGGTGTGATTAGTGCTATTGAAATAACCACTGCAAATGCTTATCCTTCTACTCAAGATGGATCAACAATTAATACAGACAATATGATTCTTTTAGATGCTGGAGTAGATATTACAGATCCTTCAAGTATTCTTGGATCTAGTATTTCTTATACACTAAATGCTTCAGTAAATAGTTCAAGCACTAACGTAGCAAACTTTGGTGGTAATTTAACATATACTCCAGACAATCCTGCTCACTGGACCGACCCTGATCCAACAACAATTAAAGAGGCTGTTGATCGATTGGCCGCAGTAGTATACGCATTGAACGGAAACGTAGGTAGCTAATAGATGTTAGGCGATCATTTTTATCACGCGATTCTCAGAAAATCAGTTGCTGTTTTTGGCACACTGTTTAACGACATTAATGTCGTGCGTAGAGATAACAACAACATCGTAAAAGATGTTCAAAGGGTTCCATTGTCATATGGTCCAAAACAAAAGTTTTTATCGCGTATTGATCAGCAACCAGATTTAGACGATACTAAGGTCGCTTTAAAACTACCACGTATGTCTTTTGAAATCACAGCACTAGCATATGATGCAAGTACAAACGTGAATCGACTAAATAAAATGTCTACCTCAGTTACTCAAGATACACGTAACTCGGTGGGCCAAGCCACGCCATATATTTTAGATATGCAATTAAATATTATGGCTAAAAACCAAGATGACGCACTTCAAATTTTAGAACAAATTGTTCCATACTTTCAACCAACGTATACTGTTGCTGTACAATTTATTGAAGGTATTAACAAGTCGTTTGACGTGCCGATTAGTTTGCAATCAATTACGATGGCAGACGATTATGAAGGAGAATATACACAACGTAGAGCTTTAATCTATACAATTGATTTTTCAATGAAGATTAAATTCTTTGGTCGTGAAACTGAATCTTCAATTATTCGTACTGTTATTGCTAATAACATAAATATGAATAATAATGAAGGTATTGAATCTCTCTATACTAAAGTAAATCCAGAAGGTGCAACATCTGCATCAACAATGGATGAACCTTTAGTTGTGAGATCGTTTATTCCTTCGGATACTGAGATAGCAATTAAATTTACTTCAGCCACTGATCCAAATTTTGTGAAAGGTGAAACCATTGTGGGTAGTACTACAGGTGTTGAAGCTGAAGTAAACGATTATTCTTATGATCAGAATGCTGGAACTGGTGTCCTTTATGCAGATTACGCAACTGGTTATTTACTACCAGCAGAAAATATTACTGGAGATGAATCAAATAATACAGTTGCGATTACAGATTATACTGTAGGTTGATATGGTTGATAAAAAGAAGATGATGGAATCATTAAGCAAAAACTTACCGGCTGAGAAAAAACCTCAGCAAGTTGTGCTGAATAAAGATATTACGGATGACTATGACTATTCCCGTGATAAGTATAAAGGAATTTTAGATCGAGGAGAAGAAGCCCTTGATGGAATGATGCAACTTGCGAGTGAAAGTGAACATCCAAGAGCTTACGAAGTATTATCAGGCATGTTAAAAAATATGGCTGACGTAACTGATAAGCTTATGGATTTGCAAAAGAAGAAAAAGGAACTAACAAAAGAAGAAGAAAAACAAGCTCCTTCTGGTTTGACACAAAACAACGTGTTTGTAGGTTCTACCACTGATCTTCAAAGAATGCTATTAGATAATAATAAGTCGGAAGTAATTGATGTCAATACAGACGAATGATAGTTACCTCGGTAATCCAAACGTAAAACGTGATGGTGTTGAACACCGATTCACGGCAGAAGAGTTTGAAGAATACAAAAGGTGTATGGTTGATCCTAAGTACTTTGCACGTAAGTACTTAAAGGTTATTCATCTTGATAAAGGATTAGTTCCATTTGAGCTATATCCATATCAAGAAAACATGTTTGACCACTTCAATGATAATAGATTTTCTATTGTTTTGGCATGTAGACAATCGGGTAAGTCAATTTCGTCTGTGGCTTATCTACTTTGGTATGCACTATTTAAACCAGAACAAACAATTGCAGTCTTGGCAAACAAGGGTGCAACAGCTAGGGAGATGTTGGGTAGGATTACCCTAATGCTAGAGAACTTACCGTTCTTCTTGCAACCAGGATGTAAAGCACTCAATAAAGGATCAATTGAATTTTCTAATAACAGTCGTATTCTTGCTGCAGCCACTTCAGGTTCATCAATTCGAGGTATGTCTGTCAACCTCCTCTTCTTGGACGAATTTGCATTCGTCGAAAATGCTGCAGAGTTCTATACCAGCACGTACCCAGTTGTGTCATCGGGGTCCACATCAAGAGTTATCATTACCTCAACTGCAAACGGACTCGGAAACATTTACCATAAGCTTTGGGAAGGAGCCGTTCAAGGAACAAACGAATTCAAACCTTTCAGGGTCGATTGGTGGGACGTTCCTGGACGAGACGAAGAATGGAAACGACAAACTATTTCAAATACCTCAGAACTCCAATTCGACCAAGAGTTCGGAAACACTTTCTTTGGAACATCTAACACTCTCATATCCGGAGACATTCTCCTTGGACTTAAAGCCCATGATCCAATTGCCAGACAAGAATCAATAAGAATATTTGATAGACCAAAAGAAAACCACGAGTATATTATGACTGTGGATGTGGCAAAAGGTCGAGGTCAAGACTATTCTACATTTAATATTTTTGATGTAACAGAAAGACCATTTAAACAAGTCTGCGTCTATCAAGACAATATGATTTCACCTTTATTATTTCCTGATATAATCTACAAATACGCTAAGACTTATAATGAAGCATATGTTATTATTGAATCAAATGACCAAGGTGCTGTTGTGTGTAATGGATTATACTATGAATGGGAATATGAAAATATGTTTGTTGAATCAGCACTAAAAGCAAATGCCCTTGGTGCTACTATGACTAAAAAAGTAAAACGTATTGGTTGTTCAAATATAAAAGACTTAATTGAACAACATAAATTAGAAATATTTGATTCAGAAACTATTATAGAAATGTCTACCTTTGTTGCAAAAGGTACTTCTTATGAAGCAAGTGATGGGAATCACGACGACTTAATGATGAACTTAGTATTATTCGGTTGGTTTGCAACTACAGATATGTTTATGAATTTAACAGATATTAATATCAAACAGATGTTATATTCTGATAGAATGCAAGCAATCGAAGATGATATGGTTCCATTCGGAGTTATTGACGATGGATACGAAGATAATACTGAAGTTGATTCTTCAGGTCAGGTATGGGAAGTATACGATACCGGCATGTACTGATGAGATACCATTATTTATAAATAATAATGTGAAAAACATCGTATTATGTAAAACTTATTAACATAAACTGAAGAGGAAAACCTATGGCATTTCAAGTCTCACCTGGTGTACAGGTTAAAGAAATCGACTTGACGAATGTTGTTCCTGCTGTTTCAACTTCTATTGGTGCTATTGCTGGCGCATTCCAGTGGGGACCGGTTGAAGAGGTTAGAACAATTGGTTCAGAAAAAGAACTCGTCGAAGTCTTTGGCAAACCTAATAATGACACCTTTAATTATTTCATGAATGCTGCTGCATTCTTGCAATACGGCAACTCTTTGCGTGTTGTTCGTGTTGCTACCGGTAACCAAAACGCAAGTAACGATGGCACTGCTACTATCAATATTTCGAATGAAAACGATTTTGATAACACAGTATTCCCATCATCAGTAATCGTAGCTGCTAAATATCCAGGAGTACTTGGTAACTCACTTAAAGTTTCTATCTGTCCTGCTAACTCAACTGCTTTCAATAACTGGGCTTATAAAGATCAATTCGACGCTGCTCCTGGTACATCTGATTTTGTATCAAATAAAGGTGGCTCGGCTGACGAAGTTCACATTGTAGTAATTGACGAAGACGGCGAATGGACTGGCGAAGAAAACACAGTCTTAGAAACTTTTGCTTTCGCATCTCAGGCTTCTGACGCAAAAGCAAGTGATGGTACTAATAACTACTGGAGAGAAGTAGTCAATAACGGCTCAAGATACGTCTGGGCAACTGGTACTCCAACCACGTTGACAGATGAAGGTAATGCGGCCGCTGGCCAAACATTTACTACAGTAACTGCCGCAATTGATTATTCTCTAACTGCTGGTACTGATGATAACGCTCCTACCGTGGGCGAATTACAAACAGGCTATGATATTTTTGGCGATGCTGAAACTATCGATGTAAACTTAATCATTGGTTGCTCAGTTGCAGCCGGCGATGCAGTTACTCATGCAAATAACCTGATTGCGATTGCAGAAGGTCGTAAGGATGCAGTTGTATTCCTTTCACCCGCTATTGCAGATTCGGTAAATAGTAACACACCTGCTACTTCGGTCATTGCTTGGGCTGATCAGTTAACTTCAACCTCTTATGCGGTTGTTGATTCTTCTGCTCTATACGTATATGACAAGTATAATGATGTGTATCGTTGGGTTTCG